TGTATTATAAATAGTCTAAATTATAGGATGGCTTATTTTAAGATTATTCCTAAAATACCTCTAAATAAGTTATTTAGGGATGATGTAGCACTTAGGACGTTTGGAGATGATTCAGTAGCAAATGTGGTAAATGGTATGAAGAAGTTTAACGTTTCTTCTATATTAGATGCATGGGACGCTATAGGAATACAGGGAACCGACCTTAGCAAAGGAGCTAGGTCAAATATTAAATTTTATTCTCTATCTGAGATAGAATTTTTAAAGAGGAAATTGTATTATGATAAAAACTTAAAAGTATATACAGCTCCTTTAGAACTTAAAAGTGCATTTAAATGCTTATTGTGTCACGTTCCACCGAAGACAATGAGCATAGAAGCTATTACTGGACAATGCGTAGATAATTTCTTGTTTGAAGTAAAATTTTATGGTAAAACGTACTATGAAATCGCTCGGCCTAAGCTAAAGAGCATTTTAATCAAGCATGATTTGTTGAGGTTCAGTAAAGCTATCGACTTGACTTATGAAGATCAGATAGAACTTTGGAGGAAACCTTTTATTGACGAAAATTTGGTTACCGAAAGAAAGTTAACGGATATACAACTTTCTTTTAGGCGGTTTTTGTCTCTTATAGTAAATCCGGAAAATTGGTTCGAATGGACCCAAAACACTTTTAGAGAGAATGAAGACCAAAACCAGTCGGTCGTTAAACTGGAAGTCGCTCAGGAGAGAGCGCAAATTGTACAACAATCTGGAGTAGAATCCCAGAAAGAGCAGGTACTTGACTTTGTACAGCAAGTAGATAGAAATAATTTGAATATAGGAGGTAGTGTACCAGCTTCTAGAATAAATGATGATGATGTTTCGTTACATGAGTTTCTTAAAAGACCTGTTTTAATTAAGACTGCATATTGGGGTCCTGGAATTGTTAATGAGTCCTTTGATCCTTGGCTATTACTAATGAAAAATAAAAGAGTAGCTAATAAGATTGCAGGTTATACTCTATTTAAGGGCAAATGCCATGTTAAATTTGTACTAAATGGTAATAGCTTTTACTATGGAAAAATTATGGCGAGTTATTTGCCATTTAGTTCTATAGATGCTATGACTTTTCGCAGTCCGCTTACATTAACTAATAGAGTAGGTATGTCTCAGTGCCCTAAGGTATTTTTAGATGCTACTACTTCTGAAGGTGCAGAAATGATGCTGCCTTTCTTTTATCCCGCAGATTATGTTGACCTTACTCAGGCTGATATTATACGATCTTTAGGAACAATAATTCTTTATACTATTGCTGATCTAAAACATATGACTCAAGATTTAGCAATATCTTTGAATTTTGTAACTATTTCTGTATATGCCTGGTTTGAGGATGTAGAACTTCAAGGTCCTACAGTAACCAATCCTACTGGTATTGCAGTGCAATCCGGAAAAGAGAAAAGAGAGAAGGAAGCGGTTGATAAGCCTATTAGCCAAGCTTGTACAGCAATAGCTAAGGCTAGTAAAGCGTTGGCTACTATACCTATAATAGCCCCTTATGCACTTTCTGTTGAAATGGGAGCCTCTATAGCTAGTTCTATAGCTTCAAAATTTGGTTATTGTAAGCCTAATATAGTGCAAGAACCGTGTAAATTTATAGGAAGACCTACAGATAATACCGCAGTGACTAATACGACAGATAATTCTTTGAAATTAGCAGTAGATGTTAAACAACAAACCACAATAGACCCTAGAATAGTAGGATTAGATGGAAGAGATGAACTATCCATACAGCGAATAGCTAGTATTGATTCGTTTCTTTGTACGTTTCCATGGACAATGGGAAATTCAGTGGGTAATCAATTATTTTCTGCTTTAGTAACACCTATGCAATTTGTGAGTATAGGTAGTCCATCACT